CAGGTGAGGCCAGATCGGCCTTCGTGGCAGCAAGGGCAGCATCCTGCGCGTTTACGTAAGTGACCGAGGCGCGTGAGGTGTCCGTTGGATGCACATGGTCTTCATGGGCCCACTTGTCGCTTGTCCCGACAGTCGCTGTGCCGTCCATGATAGGCGTAGCCGTGCCCGCCTTGGCCTGAACCGCTGTAGCAGCATTCGCCGCAGATGTTGCGGCACTTGAAGCGCTGTTCGCCGCAGAGGTCGCGCTTGCGTCCGCTGCCGCCGCGTCGGCGTGTACCGCAGCAGCGAGTTCCTCAAGCTCCGCGAGGACGACGCTCTCTTCCGAGAGCCATTCGTAAATCCCGCCATTCTGGTAGAACGAGCTGGGGGCAGGCGTGTTGCCCAGCACCGGGTTGGTGTTGGTGTCGTTCTGTGGGGGGTAGTCAGCCGCATAGTTAGCTGCGGCCCCGTAGAAGGACGCCGGGGCCTGCGAGGGGCCGCTGGGGTCACTCGGGGCTGGCCCGGGAATGTAGGTGCTGTAGGCACTACCGCCTTGATAGAACGAGCTAGGGGCAGCCGTGTTGCCCTCGGCAGGATGGGTATTGCCGTCGTTCTGCGCCGGGATATCTTCAGCGTAGTTAGGAGTGTCGGAGTAGAACGAGCTTTTCGTCAATTACCAAGCTCCGTCATCTTGAGAGCGGTCGTTAGTCATGAGGAGCGCGGGGCGCACAGCGGCATCAGCCGTCAGCTCGTCGCCGTCAGCCATGTTCTGGAGGTCGCCGCCGATCTGCTTGTATCGGGCCTCGAATAGCTGGCCGCGTTCATCGTGGAAGAAGTCGCAGGCCGCAGCGAGGGCCGCATAGATCACCGCGTCCCACGCGATGCGCGAGATGGTGTTGGTGTCCGTGGGCTCAATAAGAGGCGCGAACTCGGTGTAATAGACAATCTCGATGGTAGAGCCCGCAGCGGGCGTAGGCCCGAGCACCCAGTAGCCGCCACGCCGCGCGAACACCCGGGGCACGTCAGTGTACTGGGCACGCGTCATGGCTTCCTTTAGCTGGACGCGCTGCAGCGGGTAGTCGATGAGCCCGGAGGCGTCACTGTCTACGTTGAGGTCGATCAGCTCAAGGAGGTCCGAGGGGATCGCGAGGCCCAAGGAGGCGTCGTAGGTTTCGGGGATGGTATAGCGGACAATCTTCTCCATGAACGGTACGCGGAGTTCGCGCTGCAGACGGAGGATAGATTGGTTGATGAAGGTAGACGCTAGCGCCGGGTTGGCGTTCAGGTCCGTGCGGTTCATCAGAGCCAAGAACTGGCTCGTTAGCTGGCTGAGGTTCACGGCGCTTGCCTAGTTTACAGTGATCTGCGGGTGAGCACGAAGTCGTCCAGCCCGTGCTGTTTCAGCATGGCGACGGTCTTCTTGAAGGGCTCACGGGTTACGTCGTAGCCGAGGTGGTCCAGCATGAACTGGGCGACCTCAATCGGGATGGACGCCACAGGCATCCAATCGCCAATCTTGCCTTCGGCCGTCTCGTTCTTGATGGCCTTGTTGAGAGCGAGGTAATCGTCTGGGATTTCCTGAGTGCGGACGATGCCTGTGATGTTGCGGCCGTCCGGGTCTTCAGTGAAGTCAACGAGACCGGTGATTAGCTGGGGCTCAGGGTAGTATTCTGATTTTTCTGTCATATAAAAAAAGTGAGGGGGCCCGCCGTCGCGGGACACCCCTCGTATCCTCTAGAGAAGGAAAGTGGTTAGCTATTAGAAGGTCGGGCCTGCGAGGTTGTCGCAGACGATGGCCGACGCGCTGAAGTTCTTATGCTTCAGGCCGAACTCGCCAACGATGAGCTGACGCTCGCTGTCGCCAACCTTCGCGAGGTTCTCGCGGGTCCACGGACGGAACGTAGCCTGCGTCCACATGTCGGGATCGTACACGAGGGTGCTCTTGGCCTTCAGGAAACGGTCGATTTCTACGACCTGCTCACCGAACGGAGAGACATACAGGTTGACTGCGTTGACCAGCTTCTGCTCGCCAGAAGTGCCGCTCTGGATCGTGCGGTACTTGTTGGCCGCGAGGGCGAAGCCAGCGAGGACGAGCGAGTTCGACGGGGTGACGAGAATGCGGGTCGGATCGCCACCAGCGGTGAACGCCGACTGGATCGCGTTGGTCAGACCGGTTTCGGACAGGGCCGTAGCCGCGCCCATGAACCAGACGTTGCCAGCCTGAGCGGCGAAGGTCGAGGTGCCCGAGCCCGTGATCTGCGCATGGTACGAAGCGGTAACGCGAGCAACAGCCGCGCCGCCAGCCGCAGCCACAGCCGCAGTGCCGACGTAAGCGTTCTCAACGTCGCGCTTCAGCGCAGCCGCCGACTTCGACATCTGGTACGCGAGTTCCTTCGCGCGGCCATACGCCTGACCGGCCTGAACCGAACCGGAGATTTTCACCGCTTCAGAGAAGATGGCGGTGTAGTTGTTGCGCATCACGGTCGGGGTGACGGTGATGTCGGACGCGTCCGCGCCTTCAACGGCCGTGGTGGCGGACACGTTGCGGAGGCTGTCCTCCTGCCACTGGAACAGCGGCTGCGTGACCTTCTCGCTGCCGATGGACGTCGAGAAAGGCGTTTTGCGCGGGGAGATGTTGGTGATGATGTCCGAGATGTTCTCCTTGAGGCCGATCTCGGTGTAGGTCTGGAAAGTAGCCATAGTAGTAGTGGTATCCTAAGTGTAACTAAAGTGGTGCGAGATTACTTGTCGCCACCGATCAGAGCTAAGAACGCTTCTTCTGCGGACTGCATAGAGCCGCCAGCTTTCTTCATCTTAGCTACAGCTTTATTCCGGTCGATGGTACGACCGGCGTCCTTGTTGGGCGGTGCAGACGTTGTTGAGGCCTTCACAATCTTCTTCGGGGCCTTGTTGACCTTCTGGGTCACAACCTTCTGTGCGCCTTTGTGGAACTGCATGGCCATGTGGATCAGCTTGAACGCAGCGGGGTCAACGAGGTTGTCAACCATCTGCTGGTTAGCTCCCATGCTGACTGCGAATGAACGCATGTCGTTGTAGAGCTTCTGATCCCAGCCTTTGATGTGGGTGGGCGACTGTTCGTCGGTGAGCGCCTTGATACACGCCTGTGCGGCCTGCGCCTGTGCGGCGACCTGCTGGGCCTGTACCTCGTGCATGAAGTGGTCGAGCTGGCCGGTGAGGAACGTCTCGTTCTCAAAGGCCGACTTAGCTGCTTCCTGCAGGGCCGTAACGTCCTCTGCGGCAATGTTGGGGTCCTTCATCAAGGCTGCCCAGTTGACATTCCGGTAGGGGTTGGCGGCTTCCTGCGCGCGTTTCACCATCACGTCGAGTGCGGCGAGGCTCTTGGCCTGTGCGTACTCGGCAGCTTTGGTGCGCTCAGCGACTTCTTGGGATTTCTTCGTCAGCGAGGCCTCTTGGCCAAACAGACGCTTGAGGTCCTTTACGGCAACCTCGTGCTCTTCCTCACCTACTTTGACCTTGACGTATGTTCCCTCATCGTCAGCGTACTTCTTCGCTTTGGTCTCTTCGGCTTCGCCTTCGGTCTCGTCAGCGTCCTCGGATGAGCTTTCGCCGTCCTCGGTGTCACCTTCGTTCTCGTTAGCTGTGGTTTCGTCTTCCGTGTCCTCAGCCTTGTTGGCTTCGGTCTCGCCCTCTTTTCGCTCTTCTTCGGATGGCTCTTCAGCGTCCCAGAGTTTCAGAAAGGCATTGGCAGTATCGTCTTCAGTTTCAAAAGTGCCGTCGTGGTCGATAGGCATCGGTATCAGTCACTCGTAGGTTGGTTGTCGAGTTCGTTAGCCTTAGCTAGCGTCTCGTAGGCCTCGGCAAATTTGCTCACGAGGCTCGTAAACTCCGCGAAGCCCATGTAGGCCGCGTGCAGCCCTTCACGTTTCTTGGCTTCGTGCGGGGCGGTGTTGAGCATATCGGCCGCCATTTGCTGGCCGAATAGCTGGATCAGCGTTTGGAAACGCTGGTCCCCGAGAAGCTCTTTCGAGTACATCCCGAGGACCATAATATCGTCGTCGTTCAAGCGTTGTTCGCCTTGTTGTGCCACTTCAGCCGCCGCGACAGGGCCACGTAGTAGAACCCCGTGCGGAAGTTAACGTGGATGTTTGGGAAGTTGCCTTCGTTGATTGAGAAGGCCCAGCGGCGAAAGTACGTCACGAGAGGTTCGCTTTGTTATTCAGAAGGCCCAGCATCTTGTTGATGATGTTGCCGCTGCTCGCTTGCGCCTGTGAAGCTGCGCCGGGGTTGATGAACATGCCCGTTACCGGGTCTTGCATCATGGCCGCGTTGCGCTGGAAGAAGCCCATCTCCTGCGGAGCCTGCGGCCGTGGCTGTGGCATCGGTATGTGCTGCGGCTGCGGTCGCGGCCGGGGCATAGGGACACCCTCTGCCATCACCGGGGGCATCCCACGGTTAGCTACGGCCTGCGCAGGTGACGCTTGGAGCATGTCGCCCTTCGCCAGCACTGCCGGGTCCATATTGCCAAAGCGCTCGGCAAATGACGCCCCATCCGGGGGCTGCATTCCACGGAAGCGGTCGGTAAATGCCGGATCGGCCGGGGGCTGCATTCCACCGAACCGCTCGGCAAACGACGCCCCGGACGGGGGCAGCATTCCACCGAAGCGGTCGGCCACTTGGTCGTTGGGGGTTGGGCCCCGCATAGTAGCGGCGGCCCTTTCCAGAGCCGCTCGCAGTAGTGACATTTGGTCGTTATTCATTAGCTGGGGCTTTCGCCTTCCTGTCTTGGGACTTTTCGAATGAGGCGTGTGCCCTGTCTTCCGACTTCTCGTGTGAAGCCTGTACAGCTAGCGCCTTATCGAGCATGAGCTGCTCGTTGTCGTTGACGATGCGGTGCGCCGTATCGGCGTCCTGCCTGTCGTTGACGCGGGAGTGTTCGATGCCCTTCAGCATCAGCTCCTGCCGCTGTAGCTCCATCTTGTCCTGATCGTGGACAGCGAGACGCTGTTCCTTGAACTGGTCAGTCTGAGCGCCCATGACGGTAGCCTGCGCCACCATCTGCTTCGCCTGTACTTCCTGCATCTTGATAGGATCAGGCTGCGGCTGCGGAGGCGGTGCATTCGGGTTCAGGTACGCCGCGAAGCGTGTGAAGCCCTTCAGCTTGGCAATGTCCTTGAGCATCTCGTAGCGCTGGGGCGGGCCGAACATATTGGCGATTGCCGGGTCCTGCGCCATCCCATGATAGCCCTGCATCAGCTCGCTGGCCGCCGTGTCCTTCTCGCCGTAGCCGAGGTGCTGGCTAACGGTGCAAGTCTTGCGGTCGGACCACTTATGGACGTCGCACTGGAGCTGCGCGCCGCCAACCTCGATGAACTCGGGCTGTTTGACGTGGAGGATAGCCAGCCGGATGACTTCGATCATCAGGGGCACGAGGAAGTGGTCGGCAAAGTTGCGGGCCATAATCTTGGCCCGCTGACCGGCCGCCTTCATCATGTTATCAACCAAACCTTGGCTGTTCTGCGTGCTGATGGCGTCCTTGTTCAGACCCTGCGAGAGGGCGCTGATGCCGGTAGACTTCTCGTTAGCTGTGTCCAGCAGGTTGAGCGTCTGGTAGATGTACGGGTTCAGCGGAGCCTGCGGGAGCGGCGTAACCGCGTCCGGGCGACGGACGTTGACGATACCGCCAAGCCTGTTGTCCAGAAGCTCCCGTGGGTTAGCTAGGCCACCGTTGACCACAGCGTACCTGGGGTTCGTGGTGATTGCCGTGTGGTCCAAGATGCCGCGCATAAGCACGGTCTTGGCGTTCTGCACGGGCACCACGCGGGCAGCGAAGTTGTCACCGTAGAACACGCCGGGGACCGGCAGGGGCACGTAGGCGAGGAAGGGGGCCTTATCGACCTCTTCCGGCTCACCGAGCAGCTTGCCGCCAGCGGTGCAAATCTTGTAGAGACGGACGCCCTTCTTGGGGTCAATCTTCATCCTGACGTAGTGCTCGTAGTACACGAGGTAGTCCAAGTCAGGCTGAATGGAGTTGTCGTAGGTCTCTGCGGCCTTAGTCGGGCCGGTCCTAGCTAAGACTTCCGGGGAGAACAGAAGCTCCTTGGCGTCGTCAGTCGGCAGGCCCTCAACAAGCTTCTTGTCGTGGCCCATGTCGATCAGCTCCGCACGGGTCTTAGGTGTGCGGTGGGACTGGTACGTTGCCTTTTCGGGGCAGCGGCCCATAGGGTCGATCAAGTACTCCTCGGGCATCAGCACGTCGATAGCAACGTAGCTGCAGTCCTTCTTGCGGATCAGGGTTCCGCTGTAGAGGCCGGTGGCCGGGTCCTGCGTGGCGTCGAACTCGTCAACATCGTCCTGTGCGGCGATGCCTTGAGCCGTCAGCTCGTCAATACCTTCGAACTTCTCTTCGGTGTATTCGAACTTCTCTTCCCAGTAGACCTTAGCTACGCCTGCGCGTGCCGTGAGGCCGTTGTAGATTATGTCCGAGAAGATTTGGTAGCCGTCGTTCCTGCGGAAGATGCAGTAGGAGGCGTACTCGGTGGCAACCAAGCAGTCCTGCACGTTCATCTGGCTGTCGGGATCGAACTTAGCGATGTGATCGCCAGCCGCGAAGACTTCCAGAAGCTGCGCCTGTTGCATACGAACGCTGTCGTAGACGTCCGGTGATACGAAGCTCGAAGAGCCTTCGGAGTTGCGGCGGGGCCATTCTCCATTGAGATAGCGAGAAACGCGTTCTAGTTCGACACTCCGCTTCTGCTGGGCCCAGCCAATAGCGTCTCTCGATTTACTCAGGACGCGGGCTAGAATTTCGTCGTCAGTCAAATGGCCTTTAGCCATGCGCCCTCAAATAAATTAAATAGCTTGTGTGTAAAAATCGTCGGTGACGGTGACGGGCTCCCAGCGGCCATCACTGGCGTAGGCAGCTAAAGCGAGGCTCATCACACAGTCGTCGTGTGCGCCGCCTTCGGCTTCCATCTTGCCGCTCTCGGTCACCACAAAGGTGAGCATCTCTTCGAGCGTCTGGGTGTCGTTGATTTCGATTTCGCGGTTACGGTCGAAAGCCCGTAGCTTGTCGATCATCAGCGGCTTGGTCTTCTCGCTCGTGAACACGCCGATGTTCAGCGTCTCCCGGTCGGGCTCGATGGAGCCCTCGGTGATGTCGAGATACAGGTTGGGGTAGTGTTGGTCCCTCAGCTCGACACAGGTGACGAGGCCGTGATTGTTGCGTTCCGGTACTATTAGCGCTTCATTGTAATAGTACCCAAGTGCAACCAATATCTCAGCAAACACGTCGGGGTGTACTGTGCCGCGCCACACCGCTACTTGCCGTAGCTGGCTATCAAGAACCTGAGCAACAGAAGGGTCAGAAGGGCGACCCTTAACACCACTTCGCAGCCCCATGCCAACGTCCGCACCAATAACGTAGGTTTCTTTGGCATCACGCTCCTTGTAGACCTTCAGCTCACCACGGGGGTGATCCCGCAGTTTACGTAGCGGTAGTTGCTTTCCGGTCTTGTGGTCATAGACTTCCTCAACGGCCATCTGTTTGATTGGCGCCTTGGGGGTCTTGAGCCGCTCAACGATGTAGTCGGGGTTGAAGATGGGGCGGCCGGTCGAGATGAATGCTTCCTCGGGGGTCAGCGGATACTCCTGTTTGAACAGGTCCGCGCCGTTGGTCGCAATCTTTCGCCTGCGCCACCAGAGCTGCGAGTTATCTACGTCGATGTCGTAGAGGCGCTTAGCTGTAGCTACGACTTCTTCTTCATCCGGGGTCCGCATGAACATTGCGGGCACTTCATCGTCACGGTACTCTTCGCTCTCTACCCATGCGCTGAAGAACAGCTCGTAGCCGCTCTCGCCGCTCTTAGCGACTTTGTACTGCTCGTAGAACACACCGGTCATGCCGTTAGCTGTGCTCTCAAGGAACGCAGCTGTACCTGGCTTGTCGGGCACGGCCTGAATGAGACCGTTGAAGTTGTTCTGTGCGAACGTGTCGGGCCAGAAGGCAACCTCGGACAGATGCACAACGTTGAGCATTTCGCCGCGAGCAACGCCTTTGCCGCCCGCCGTAGCAACACGCAGAGCGCTGTCCAACCCCGAGAACACTAGCTCCGTCTTCGAGGAGTATTTCGTGGTGGGCTGTACAATCGCAGGGACGTTAGCGTGAATGCGGTGGTACATTTCGAAGAGCGTCGTGGTGCTCTCGGCAACGTGGGCCATAACGAGGCCCTTCTGCGCTTTGCGCTGGCTAGTCCACCAGTATTGCCACGCGCTGATAACGGTGCTGAGCCCCTGCTGTCGGGCCTTGACGACCACGAAGCGCACCTTGCCGGTGCGGAGCAGTTGGTCGGTGATGCGCTCAACGAAGCGTCTTTGAACGCGGTTGAGGATCAGCGGCGCAATGGTGCCTTCTTTGGTTCTGATCTTGACGCAGTGCTGACAATAGTAAGCGAAGTCGTCACGGAGGCGCTTGCGCGTCTCAAGTTGCTTAGGCGTCATCTTCGGTCCTGACCTCAGCGATCAGGTCGAGGAAGTCCTCAGCCTTCTCCACTTTAAGCCGCGATACGGCTTCCGGCTTCGTCTTGGTGTAGGCGAGCACGGTGTTAATAGCTTTGAGTTTTTCGGGGATTGCAGTTGGGCCTATAGCTAACAGGAAGGCTTCGCGTAGCATAACTACGGCCTTCTCTTCGTCGCTCTCCGGTATCACCATTGCGGTGTGCGGGATAACGTTGGGCCTATCAACGACGGTCACGTCCATGTCGGATGGTGCTTGGTCTGTCTTTTTCATGTAATCCAAATATTTGTCAGCAAGGTTATGCGCGGCCCGCCAGAGCGGGATGGCGTTCTTCTTGCCACCTTTGCCGAACGGGACGCCCCAGCCAGTAGTTGCCCAAGGGTCTTCCTTGCGCAGCTTACGGAGGGCAGCGTCCCGCTCTTTCATTTTTTCTCGGTGTTCAGGCGTGTCCCAAAGGTCTTTGGAGAACTGCCTGCCTTTACCGTTCCATTTGTGTCGCTTATCTACCATTGAGCTTCGATAGCATCAGGGCCGCAGCGGGGAGGCCGCCTCGGGCGATTGCTCGCTCCATGTCTGCCGTGTTGGCCGCCTTAGCTGCGCGGTTAGCTGCGGAGATGCGTGCGTTGATAGGTGCGTTCTGTAGCAGCGCGTCCTGCACTTTCTTGGCTGTACCTAAGGTACGCGCGTTCGACACCGCCCGAAGTGCAGGGCCAACAGTAGCCCCGAGGACATAGCCAGCAGGGCCCGCCGCTTGCCCGAAGAGGGCCGCAGCCAAGTGGTTCGCGATACCTCCACCGCCGCCAGTGTAGTTGCTGGCCCGCCGTATAAGGTTGGTGGCAAAGTCGCCCTGATTGAGCGTGCGGAGAAGGTCCATAGTATTCGCATCAGCGCCAAGCTGCCGCGCCTTGACGCCGCCATTCTTCAGGAGCTTCTCAGTCTCCTGTCGCATCAGGTTGCCAAAGTTAGCACCGGAGCCTTGGCCTCCAGCCCTTAGCTGGGCGTTCTCGATAATGTTGCCGAACTGATCAGCACCACTATACGCCTTCCAGTTACGGCCCGCCGTATTAAGCGCGTCTACAGCATCAATCGGGTTGCCGCGCACTACGTCCCGTGATGGGATGTTCTCCAGGTACTGGTTGAGCACCCGTTGGGCCTTAATGGCAGCCACAGCTTCCTCAGTGGGCTTGAAGTTGGGACCGACTTGCTTCGCGGTCTCGCGGAGGTCCTTGCGGAAGTTATGTAGGTCTTCAATGGACACAGGGGCATGAGGGCCCACCCCGCTAGCTGGGGCCGTGTTCGCTAGGCGTTCAATGTCCGCAGTGGTCTCAGGTGCCCGCGCCGGGGAGAACCGGCTCCGTGAGGCGTTCAACGCCGTCTGCATGTCACCCGCGAGGGCCTGTGTGGCCTGTGGGGCGATTGCGGTATCTCGGATCAGAGGTTCTGCGTAGCCCGCGTTGCTGAGGCCCTTCACCTGATCGGCATTGAGCAGGGGCTGGATGGCCCGTCGAGCACGCGCAGCCATGATGGCCGGGGCAGCGATGCCGCCAGCTAAGGACGCGCCTGCTTCCGCAAGGTGACTGCCGGTGAGGTCGTATGCGCCTTGGCCAGCTACCGCCGAAGCGAGCACAGCCGGGACGCCCATGCCGGTCGCGAGACCGGGGCCAGCCGTTTTAGCTATGGCCTGCGTGTATCGGCCCGGGGCGGACTGCGGTGCGTAGTTCGGATCGACCAGCGACCTGTCGTTCTTAGACGCGTCATCAAGAATGGCCTGCGAGGTGGGCAGGTGGTCATAGATGAACTTCGCGCCGGGGATGCCCTTCACTTTGTCCACAACGGCCTGTGGGGCGATTGCGTGCGCGAGGGTAGCCAAGTCCCCGGGGAGGCCAACAGCCGACGCAGTGCCTTGTGCAAGGCCTGAGCCGAGGCTCTTGGCTACGTCGGAGACGATGCCCTCTTGGGGCGCAGCGGGGGCCGCGCCACCAAGTTGCTGTTGTAGAATTTGGAATGCCTGCTCTTTTGTTGCGCCTTCGGGGCCGTCAACCGAGTAGGTCTTGCCCTCCGGGCTTTCAAATTTAAAAGTAGGCATGTGTTTCCTAGTTAGTAGACTTTCCAACCGCTGGGGATCGGAGGAGCTGCTGTTGCTGCGGGGGCTGTCGGGGCTTTACCGCCCTTTAGCTGCAGGATTTTCTGCTGAAGTGCTGCGTCCTTCGCCTTGAAGGCCTCTACGGCTTTCATAATCTCAGGGTGGTCTTCGCCCACTGTGCCCTTTGCGCCGTCAGCTAGCTCGTAGAAGCGGTCAGCAACCTGCTTGCGATAAGCCTCAAGCGCAGCCGCCTGTACTTCAGGGGCAGCCCGGGGCATGTAGAGCTTTTCGTGGGTTTCCGTGCGCTCGGTGACGCCACCGTGTCCTCTGGTTAGGAACGACACGATTTCCTTCGACGCCGTGTCGCTGTCGCGGTCTGCTTTGGTCTGTTGGGCCTCACGGGGCGTTCCGCCTCTAAAGTCTTTCCAAGCGTTCGCGACAGATGCGCCCGTGGAGTAGCCGCCGCCGCCGCTGTTACCCAGGTCGAGATAGCTGTGGGCGAGGTTGTCCAAGTGATCCATGACGGTCGGAGCCGAGATGAACTGGCCGCCCGCACTCGTCGCGGACTTGGAGGCCATACCCTTGAAGAAGGCCTGTCGCTCACCGTACTTGGTCATGTCGATGCCGATAGCGTTAGCGGCATCTACCATCTTCCGCGTCTTCGGGTCCCGCATGGCGTACTGCGACGGCTGGATGCCGGTACCGGCCTTCCAAGCGTCCATCTGCTTCTTCTCTTGCGTCGTCAGGCTGTCGTAGCGCTCCTGTCCCGTGAGGTTCGGATCGCCGCCAATGGGGGTAGCATCGGCCGCAGCGTTGCCGCCGACCGGCTTGTACTCGCCCGTGCGCTCGTTGAAGTGGCCAAGGAACGTCGGGTTGCCGTTGTCATCCTTGCCCATGATGGGCTTGAAGCTGTCCTTCTGGGCATCAGGGATGCTGATGCTGTCAACCTGATTG